CTTAGCGACCCGCCCGAGACAACGGTGTCAGCTCTGAACAGGCCAAAGCGAACAAGAATCGGTATTGAACCACTTTCCGAATCTCTCTCTTTCTCTCTCGGGCGGGTCGCTAAGACCCGCCTTCTTTCTTTTTGCGAGCGTACGCTGCGGCTCCGTGTCCTCTGCTGGGGTTGATCGCTACGATCTCGGAGTGTACAACGCAGACAGTTCCGCACTTCTCACAGCAAGCTCTCTTGGTGCTGCCCTGATCGACTGTATAGGTGTGTGTTACTTTGAGGTTCCCTCCGCACCCGTACTGTGGACATTTCACGTAGCACCTACTCTCTTGTGAGACTTGACCCCTCCCTCTGACTGTCCCTCAATCTCGTGGATGTCATGGAAGGCGTACACGCAACCGTCTGCACGGTCAGGCGAATCATACCCACGCTTCATGTAGATGTCTTTGGGCTCGATCACCATCAAGCCCTTCTTGTTGATATGGTACTGACGAGTGCTGAGCTGCAGGTTCAGGTTGTTGTCGTCAGGCAGGTAGCAGTCTGTGTTCTTCACCTTGCGTGCGAGCCTGAACCACGCCTCTGTGATCGCGTCGGCGTACTTGTCTGACTCGAAAGCTGTGCCTCCGTTGTGGAACTCCCAGATGTTCTTCTCACGTTCGTAGAACTCGTGCATGATGCCCTGTCCGATGCCCCCTGCATCGACCGTGTACTGTGTGAGTCCGTCAGGCCATCCTGCTTCCTTCTGCATCCGGAACGCTCTCTCAACGGCCACGATGGGCTCAACGCGAGCACCACGCCACCATTCGACGATGGAGTGTCCTGAGCGGCGATACACAGTGTTCTCGTCGCCACCAAAGCGGGCAAGGTCGATTCCGATGTTGCGGCCTCTGGATCTCGCAGCCATGCCCACCTTGAGTCGAGCGTCCATGCAGCGGTCGATGTCGTCCGAGGACATGACACAGTTGGCGTCGGCGACCGGGAACTCCCCAAGCACTCGAACTCGATACACGTCGCTGTCGCGTCCGTATTCTTCTTCGAGATCTCGGTTACGCTGAGGGTTGACGATGTGGGGGAAGTCCCGAGCGGTGTCCTCTGCGTTGAACGTAAAGCAGTTCCAGCGTTTGCGGTTTCGATTGAAGCAATCGTAGAAGTCGCAGTCTCTCGTGTTGGGGTTCCCGATCTGGAGCAAGAGAGCGTTGGGGTTCGACAGCGTCCCCTTGAACTGCGTGATGATCGGTCGAGCGACGCCTGACGCCTCCTCGACGATGACTGTCATGTTCTCCTCGTGGAAGCCCTGAGCGTTCTCCTCGCGGGTCGCTGTCACAGTCTTGACACCCCAGTCGGGCTTCCCGCAGATCTCCACCTTCGTCTTCGTGACCTTGATGATCTTCTTGAGGACCTTGTCTGCTTTGTCCATGAGGCGTCGAGCTTCCGCGAGCCACACCTCACGACACTGACGGCTTGTAGGAGCTGTGACGACAACGAGAGCGTTCTCGTAGCGTAGATTACGCCAGAGAGCGATGAGGACAGACACTGTGGTCTTGCCCGGACCTTGACCCGATTTGCAAGCAATCCAGTTCGAGGCTCGACCGAACTCCGCATCCATGACTGCTTGCAACAGCATACGCTGCTGGAAGGTCGGCTTGAAGTTCATCGCCTCACAGAACTTGAAGATGTCCTCACGAATCGCAGCGTAGAAGCCCTCTAGGATGCGAGTCTGTCTTCCCATTAGGGATTAGGTCCACCCTTCATCTGATCTTCGAGGCGTTCGATCTCAGCCTGCAGTTCCGCTCGGAGCTTTCCCCGTTCGGCCTCCACCTCCTTGATGATTCGACGCTCTAGGTTTTCGAGGTGGGCTCTCATGTAGCCTTGGAACTCAGTCTGGGCTCTGCCCTGTGACTTGAGTTCGTCGTTGGTGTCTTCGACGCTGCGTGCCATGTCAGCGACGGTTGCTTTGATCTCTTTGACTTCTTCCTTGATGGCAGAGGTGTCCGAAGCTGTATCCTCAGCTGCCTTCGCCTCTGTCACTCCCGCACCTACGGTGTTGTTGAGGAAGTGACCGAAGCCTCCGCTGATCCCTCCTCCAAACACTGCCAAAAGCACTGCTCCCAGTACGACTGTCTTGATCTTGAATGTAATCACTGTAGTCCCCGCATCGTCAGGGTCTGGGTGTATAGCAGCTCCTTCGTTTGGTGCCATCATGGGTTGTCCAGCCTTCCTTGACATAATGAGTGTTCATATTGTTATACAGGGAAGCAAGCGTCCCACGCATCACAGTATAGATTGTATGCGGCGTTTATGCAAACCTGAGCTTGTGCGTTTGTAGGAAGTTGGAGACAATCGAGCACATCATTGAGGTAGACGACTCCTGCTGCCGTCGCACACTTCGTTTGTTCAGCGGTCGCACCTTGAGGGATGTCCTTGAGGACAGGCACCTTGATGCCTATGCCGACGAGGAGTACCTGTTGGTTTACAGTAGCTTGAAGAACTTGCATCTTGGCGATGCGGTGAGTAACGATCATGCAGTGAGTCATGTCTATACCTCAATGATGTGTGTAAGGTACACAGATCTGTGTTATTCCGAGGTTGCTTCGTCCACAATCATGTTGAGGAGTTCAGTATCTCGGAGGAAGATGCTCTGTTCCGTCTCGCTCAACGATTCGTCAGCGTTGACGTAAGCGTCGTGACGTGCGGAGACATCCCGGAGGGGCTGGCTCACAGCGTTAGCGTTGATGGTCTGCGGAGGGCAGCAGCCCACGAGCAGAGTAGAGAGGGCAGCGAGCCCGATGGTTGATCCGATTTTCTTCTTCATGTCGATCTCCTTATGCTACAGATACTGTAGTAAGCCCTGCGGTCCGTCCTGCTTCGGTAGCAGAAATCATTGCCGCAACAGTGTCCTGAATCTCCTGCATGGTCTCTCGACCGTTGGGGAGGCTCAGTTCAGTGAACGTGTTGAGGACTGCGTCCTTGACCAAGTCACGCACCCACGATGCCTCTGTGGTTGAATCGTACGTTCCCACAGTGCCTTCGATGCGTTGGATGCCTTGGATCAGTCCAAATACAACCAAAGTTGCCATATCCCGGACCTCTGTTCGAGACCCGAACTTGTTTTTGCCTTGAGGGTCGTCGAAGACTCTCAGCAAGTACGAGTAGATGCTCGGGAGCACTGCCTCGCGGAATGTGTTTTCGCGGTTCTGGATAAGCTCAGATCGTTCAGGGAAATCTTGATCTCCCTGAGTAGCGAAGTGAATGTCGTCTCCTGTAGACACTCCGCTGCCGTTGGTCGCAAAGTAGTCGTCCACGTCTCCGGGGACTTCAACATAACGAACAAGATCTGGTCGATTCAGCAGCCTGCACATCTCCTTTGCAACAACGTTGAGTGCATCTACTGAGCTATTGGTGTATACCTGCCAATCGGAGGACCCACCTGTAGGATACGAGATTTGTCGATGCACCTTCACACTGATGTCAAGCTCGATGCACTTGTTCAAGAACGTTTCAAGCGAGTTGGTCAGTGTGGTTATCATGGCAATCGTGTTGGTGGAGTTCGTTCGGACCGAGCTAAAGTCGTTGACCATCCACTCCAACATCTCGATGCTCCCTCCCGCGATCTGATCGAGGTGGGCGAGGTTGTTCGTCACATATTCAGTGAACTTGCCTCCAGATCTGCCGAGAACAGTAAACATCGGACCGAGATGCTTAGAGGGTAGGCTGCTGGCTGCTCCGGGGATGAGCTTGCGTCCCTTCATTGCCATCTCTGTACTTGTAGACTGTCTGTTGAGCGTTTCCTGAGTAGGTGACAGTCCGTTGATGTCCGCTGCAACATACGATGACGCCATTGGAGATCTCTCGCCAGAGGATGCGAAGATTCCGTCGATCTCTGCATTTAGCACGGTGTACTTGATCTTACCAATACGGGCATCTACAAAGTCGGCACACATCTCGCGTACCTTCTCTTTGATGTCGTCTGTCGCACCGTCGAGGATCTGTGAGCTGGTGCCTGCGGTCAGGTCTTCGAGCCCGATCTTGGTGACTCCTTGTGCCCTGTTGATTCGCAGTGCGTACCTGTTGTTGGCCTCGGTGTATGAGCAGATCTCGACGGTCTCTCCTCCTACTGTGAGATCGAGATCCCCTCCCGAGAACGAAAGCGACATCAGGTTGTCTCCGTCGAAGTCCAAGACCTCGATCACTACGACTCCTGATGCGTTCACTCGAATGCCATTCACGAGAACGATGTCGAACTGCTTGAATCGCTCCAGCTCTGTTGCGAGCTGCATGACTGTCCCAGACGCAGAGATCACTGCACGGTGACGTCCGGGGTTGATTCCTCCGGAGGCGTACGCTGTGGGCGTGCAGTTGCCTGAGCCCGACAGGAACTCCCAGATGGACTGCGAGCCGTTCGAGGGTTCAATCGGACGGAAGGCATACCCCTGCTCCTCCTCGCGGACTGTGTCGATCGTGGTGCCGAATGATGCTTCGTTGTACTCGATAACGATCTCTCCGTTGCGGTCTCCGTAGAGTCGGCTTCGGACTTCGTCGTCTCCGTGTCCCCACATCTTCCACGAGAGCAAGTTTGCGAGCGTAGTGGCTGTCTGATCGTTCTCTGAGATGCCGACGCAGATGCCTCCGCAGTACAGAGCGTGACGCCCCGCTACAGACTGCTCGTTCTCCATGATGATCTCGACCATTGAGCCGAAGGGGATTCCCTCGACCGACTGGTAATCAACAGTGGTGCCTCCTGAGTAGCCGTCAAGGTCGATTCTCCATTGCTGTCCGCTAAAGTATGAGGACCCTGCGTAGATCTGGGAGATTGTTCTGTTGGTGTTGCCCAAGGGGGAGGTGTCGATGACCCGTCCATCTGCTCCCATGTTGACGAACGTAGGTGCTGCGTTGCGAATCAGGTTCAGTCCTGCACAGACTTTGAGCTTGTCCCCCACGTCGTCGGCGATGGTTGCGGGATCAGCCAGAACAACCACTTGAGTAGATCCCGACACGTTCTCAATGTACTTGCGTCCGAACTCGTCCACTCCATGCACAAAGTCCCCTGCCGATCCGGGAATGTCGTGAAGCCCTGTCGTGGCTTCGGTCGCGTTCCCGCTGGTGGGCCAGTCGGCTGTCGAGATTTTCGTGATGGTCATGGCCTCTCCTAGTCCTTGATGTAATCCTGCTCTGCAGTGATGTGGATTTCTCTGATTGTACAGCCCGCACCGACACCCTTGAACAACAGACGAGCATCACGGATGCTGTCAAGCAGCAAGCGAATAGCTCGACGCTGATCTGTGGTGTCTGCAACAAGTGGGATGGTGTATTCTTCGAGGACGAACGTGCCTGAGTCATTGCGGTACAGGTCCACCCACTCATCATTGATCTGGACTTGGACCTTGAACGTGAGCCCTGTACATCCTGCAGGTGCGTCGATAAGGAAACCGAGGCCTGCTCCGTCTCTGCGTGAGGCGTCGATCGTGCCAGAAACTACAGCAGCGTACGAAGTCGTTGGAGTGAGATCACTCTCGTTGAGTGCGACGGTCTTGGCTGTGCTCATGGCTGTGTCCTTATGGGTTGCGTCCTACGGCGACGTTTGCTGCTTGTCGGCTTCCGACGGAGGGGGCTGCTGATGACAGAGTATAACCTCCTGATGCCTTCCGTGTCAAAGCGTTGGCGATGTTGAGGTGTACTCGGGCCACTAAAGAGTGTCCTACCACGCTGGCGTGGGGACTATTATCCATCCCTCCCTGTTCCCAGAGCGACCAGTGGTCTCCGAGGAACGCAGATTCTTGAGCTGCACCCGCTGCATGATCGCTCTGAGCGAGTGCTGCAGTAGTGTACTGGGAGGACTCTGTATTGCCATTGATGCCGTGCTGTCCATCGCCTGCTGCGTAGGTTTCAATGCCAGCATCCGCGAGAAGGTCAAGGAAGGTGAACCAGTCAGCCTCTGATGAACCCTGTGTTGCAATATGTGCGACACACAGGTCGATGTCCATTGCGACGCACAGCTCCTTGAACCACTCGGGGCGAGGCCACTCGTCCATCTGGTTTCCGTAGCCGTTGCCTGACCATCCGTGAGAGCCTATAGCGACACCTTTCGTGCCGTCGTTGCGGACGCTGCCCATTCCGAAGATGTGGGTGATGCCCGTCAAGCTAGTAACTCTAACTCCTCGGAACCTGTCCGCTGTTGCGGGTGCCTCGTACTGGGCGACTCCGATGCCCACCTCGCCGAAGCTGATAACGTCTCCCGTTTGTGGGGGGTTCTCAAGGGTCCACTTGCTGTGGAAGCTGTTGGAGGTCTTGGAGTCGATCACTCCGACTGCAACGAATGCTCCAGCACGGAAAACCGTGAACCCCATCCCTACCTGTACGTCAGGGAAATCCACATGAGTTGCGTCGAAGGTAAGGGTATCTCCTACGTACGTATCGCTTGCCGTCATGGTCGTCTGCACAACTACGGGAGTGGACGAATCCACTGAGCTGTCGTTCGGATCTCCGGGAGTGAATGTTCCTTCGACTGCACTTGAGCTTGCGTCCGTGACGTGCTCCCACCTCCACGTGCCGAGGTTCGGTGCTCTCAGATAAGCAATACGATTATCTGCAGTTGCCGAGTGTCTGTACAGGGAATCTCCTGTCAACGGGAGGTAATCACCGTGCTCTGCCCCAGCTCCAAACACCTGAGCCATGCCTGATGGGAGGTTGGCAGCTGTCATGTCCTCGAAGAAGTGCGTAAACGCATTTCCTGATCCTTCCATGACCAGCCCTCCCCCGGAGCCTTCGGAGGTCGAGGTATAGGAACCAAACCCGAAGTGAGACAGGTCGAGGTATCCTGCAGTGGTACGCACGTTATCTACAGTCCCGAACGTCCAAGGGGTAAGTGTCATGCCTGATGCGTAGTGCTGTACTCGGATCTTGTCCACTGGTAGGAACGACGCACCAATACCTATGCTCCACAGCCATCGAGCGTAACCCATCGCCCAGATGCGAGACCACAAGCGGTTGCCTGCACTGTTGACGCCAGCGGCTCGGGAGTTCGCGGTCACGATCATGGAGATTTTGTCTTTAGGTGAAGCCTGCGACGTGAAGTATTCACCGAGCTGCTTGAAGTACCTTGATGGCACATCGACATACTGGTCGGGAGATCCTGCGACCTGTCCCGGCACCTGTGCCTCGAAGAATGACGATAGTGTGACTGATTCTGGGGTTGCTTCTGGCATTATGCGTCTTCCTTGATGGCGTTGGTGAAGATCATGTCAGCTGCGGGCGTCGGGAAGGTCAGCCCTTCGTCGTACACCGCAGGGTTGCCGGTGTCCGTGATGCCCGTCTCTTGCCGGAAAGACAGCACGTCTTCATCTCCGTCGATCGCGTCGCCAAGGATGGGTCCTGTCGTGTTGGAGCCTCCTCGGTTCTTGCAGTTGCCTCCGGGACAATGAGGCAGCACCCAGATTCCATCGTACGAAGGTCCGGGAAGGTTCCCGCTGGCGGGCAAGCTCCAAGGCTGGCAGTTCTTGGAGTTCCATACCGTCGTGACGTCCGCTGCGTCGATCGTGATGTCCTTCCAGAAGCAGATGCCTCCGAGGAGTCCGAACCAAAGATGAGATCCGGTGTACGCCAATGTTCCTCCTACGTTCAGCTTCTGAGTAGAGTCGAGATCTGCAGACAAAGGGGGCGATGCAGGGAACGTAACATTTGTAGATAGGGTGGGGTCTGTGCTTCCTTCTCGGATAGACCACACCTTCGCATCGACATTGGCTCCTGTCGCATCGAAGTATCCCATGATCAACGTCCACTCTCCATGAGCGGATGCGTTGTTCCCTGACCCTCCCGCCTGCTTGAAGTCGTACGTTACCCCGTTCACTCTCAGACGCACCGCCAGAGAAGTGTTCGATTGACGAATAGCGAAGTAATCGCTAGAGCTGGCCTCGAATGAGAATACGTTGCGAAAGACGCTCGATGCGTCTTCGTATCTGTACACCCACACCGCAAAGGAGAAGTGACAGCCATCTCCATGTACCCAAGAGGGCAGCTTCCCGTTCGGGAAGTCGTACCCTCCGTCTCCTGTGATGTCGGTGTCTTGCTTTAGCATCTCAAACTCCGAGCCAATCGAGAATCGCGTCGCTGCCTTCAAGCAGTTCACGCATGTATACGTTGTGCATCGTGTCGTTATGGGGATTCAACCAGATGATGATGCGGTTGATGTCGAACTTGAAGTTCAACGCACGAAGGTACACGGTGAACCAAGGGCCGTTGTCCATGCCCCAGCGAGGCCAGAACATCGGCAGCTGAGGCAGTCCGAACTGGCTAAGCACCTCATGCCCGTGCAGTGCTCGATTCACATGGTCCATCACGTTGTCTGATGTCACTGCTCGATTAGCGATGTTCTGGGGCTTGTTGCCGTGCGTCGGGTATAGGTGAAGCGGAACTGCATCGAAGCTGCGAAGCATTCGATCGTGGGTGCTGATAGCCTTCTGACGCTCCTCGCTGATGCGTCCAATGACGGGAGGTCGAGGGTTGCCGTACAGGAAGAACTTAGAATCAGGGGACAGCGGACGCAGCTGCTTCATCATCTCCTCGATAGCGAGTGTCGATGCCTTGTCGATGCCTTCTGTGATGTTTCTCCACTGCCACCCGAAGTCGTGATCGTCATCGGCCTCGGGCTCGATGTCGGGCATGATGTAGTCCCAAGGCTTCGTGAAGTCGGGACGCCAGCTGCGTTCGTTGAACAAGTGGAATCTGCGGACTGCTTCTGCGGCGAACTCCTCTTTGGTGACTGCGTCAGGCCACATTTCCCGAGGCATACCGAGCTGAAGTCCGTGCTCGATGCGATCTCCCGGAATCACGTCGGTCAACTCACGATAGAATCGCTCTTGACGCTCTGCTCCGGCTGGCTGGATGAGTACGATCTTGCGTGTCGTGTCGGTCATGCTTGGGTCCTTTCTAATCTGAGGGGAGAGCCGTCGCTCTCTGGTCACTACAGGACTTCCTTTCCCTCAGTCGTGCTCCGTTTATCCTTCGTCCTGAGCGGGGACGGGAGGGATGCCGAGTGCTCGGAAGCCGACCTCGAACAGTGCGTCGGTGATGACGCCGACCGTGTTCCAAGTGGTCTTGCTTCCTCGAATGCGGTTGACCTCTGCGATCATTGCGATCTGGTTCTTGAGTGCTGCCTGCATCTGCTCTCGCTTGGCTGCGTCAGGCTCCATCATGGTCGCGTACAGGTCGTTGGTGATCGCTCGGGAGAAGTTCTGGATGTCCTCCTTGACGCCTTGCACGAGCTGCATCAGTACGTTGTTGAGCTGGTCGCCGATGATTGATTCGAGTTCGTCCATTTGTCTAATCCTTATGTTCAAATGCCTTCGGTCTGGTAGCCGATGCGGATACGCTCCGCACGACGTTCGTGAAGTCGCTGACGAGGTCGTTGGCTTCGCTGCGTGCGAGGCCTTGCACCAAGGCCATTTGCTTGAGGGCACCGAGTTCGGCTCGCAGGTCGTACGACTGGCGAGACCTTTCGATGAACCGTTCAAGCCGCATGACCATGACTCCGCGAGCTTCGTCTACATCATAGTTCGCTTCTTCCATGCACGCAACCCGAGCCATCTCCACGAGGCCCCGTTGTTCGTGAGGGAGGAGCCCATATCGGTGTCTCAGGTGCTGCATCGCTGTTCGCTGCGATCCGTCTATGAGAACGTCCACAGTCTCAGATATTAGAATCTCCTCGAACGTAACGAGTTCCATCCGCGAGGGCCAAGCCTGACGGGTCTCGGTCATCAGCTGAGGGAGAGCGTGCTCTGCAAGGTCTGGTACAGCTGGCGTTCCAGCACTCAGGCCCAGATTGGACGCGATGCGTTCGACGCAGTACATCCACATTTTCCAGAGCGGGCTGTCGTCGTCTCGATCCGGGGGGAGTACGGGCAATCCGATCGCGTAGGCGGGTTCGTCGGCGTCTGGGTCCATGCAGACCCTGTCCTCGATCGGCACCCGGTTCTCGAAGTCCATGATGCGGGCGACGACTGCGGGTGATCCTGTCGCAACGATCTCCTTGGAGAAGTCGCTGTCGGGGAGGGGGTCCGGCACACCGCTCGGGAGCTTCCAAGGGTCCAGATTGCCGAGATTGGGCCTCAGAGCGTCCGTGAGCGATTCTCCGGACGCTACGAGGTTCATGTGACGGGCGAGATCTCGCGTCATTCTCCACGCCAGCAGCATCCGCTCGCCGATCGTGTCCTCGATCGTGACCCTGTCCCGGTAAAACGCTGTCGCCAGCACCTCGCGTGCGAAGGCCTCATAACCCACTTCTCCGGGGCTTGGAGCTGGTTTTTGCTCGATAAACTGGCGTATTCGGGGCTTTGCTGCGAGTGTAGGAAACCTCGCTGCACGGTCCTTGTTGAACGTGCGGTCGATCGCCTTGGCTTCGGATGAGTTGAACGTACCCATATGGGCAGTATACGCCAAATAACAGGGTTGTGTTCTGGGCATGAAAAAACCCGGCTGATCTGGAGGAAGCAGCCGGGTCATCTCCGAGGGTGGGAGATCGCACAGGACTTGTATCATATCAGGAACTGACGGTCTCGTCAAATCCCTGCTGGAGCTGTGCCTGCTCTTGGTCTTGCCGGGCGTTCTGCTCCTCTTGGTCTGCGGCTGCGTCGAACAGCGGAGCCTCCTGCTCCTGAGCTTCCATGCCGAAGCACATCCTTGCGTCTCTCATTATCTGCTGCATCGACGCTGGGTCCAGTCCTGCCTCCCACAGTACGAACTCGTCGTACCCTAAGTCGTGCAATGCTTGCATCTGTGCCTGCAGGTGCATACGACTGCCTGAGCCCTTGCCTCCACCTGTAGGGAAGCAGCTAATCACGGGCAGCACTTCCACGTCTGGGTTTGTCATGCCTCGCTGCCACGACGCAGCCTGCACTGTCCATGCGTATGTCTCGTGAGGGTCGAGGCATTTTGTATGTCTGAGGTCTACAAACTGCACACTTACATGTGCCATGTCGTTGAGGTAGTTCGCGTGCCCTAATCGCAGGCCTGCGTCTAGGTGCGACTCGTAAGCTGGATACCTTTGGTTAGGTTGTCCGACCATGCCCAGACCTAATCCGATGTTCTCTCCTTGTCGCTCTCGTTCTAGGGTCATCCTGACGCATGACACCATACGCTCTGCCAGTTCCACTTCATTCAAGCTGTACGGGATCTCCGACTTGTTGAATGCCGTGTCTGTGCCCTCTGGGAAGCTGTCTTCGTCTGACCCGTCACGCTGTAGTTCGAGCTGAATCATCATGTGACCTAGCTGGAATCCTCCCACCTCTGCGTCCATGAGTAAGTTCAGCGTGCCTCCGCAGAGTACCTGCTCGCATAGATGCAGAAGTCTGTTGTTGTACACCAGCCTCTCTGTAGGGTCTACCTCCTTTCTCATTCGTACTACCCCTAGTTCCCTGCTGTCGAAGCCTGCGGCATTTACGATCTTGTGAACTGACGCTGTCCGCTCTCGTGAGCCTGTCGAGTGTATGTGAATCGTTGGCATAACTGTGATCCCTTTCGTTGAGTGCTGCCTGTGCGGGCACGACGGTCGTGCTGTCCTTGAAGGGTAGCACATGAACGACGCTCAAGCAAGGCCGAAATCGGTCATGCACGGATGTACACGTACAAAGGGGAGAAAATCTGAACGGTGAAAATGTACGGGTTTCCTGCACTTTTAGGGCGAAAACGGTCAAGTACAGGCCTCTTTTGTACTCGAACCGGGACAGTTTCCTGCACTCTGGACAAACTTTTGGGGTCGGACAAAAAATGGGGGTCACGTAATATCGCCTCCCCCCGTACGCGAACGGGAAAGCTCCTAGTAGCCTCTATAGACCGATCGGTACAGGTGCAGGGTACAGGTACGCCGACGCTACAGGAAACCCATAAGATACGGGCTCGATAGTTTCATGCACTCAGGCACCCCCCACAGTACAGGAAACCATACCCGTACCTAGCGGGGGTTTCCTGTACGCAAGTACCTACAACACTACAGGAAACCGTACCCGTACAAGTACCAGACAGCCGGCGACACTACAGGAAACCCCTTTTATGAACAAAAAGGCTACTTTATGACAGGTACGCATAAAGCCCCATAGGGTCGTCAATATAGGGGCTAACTGGTTCAGGTACAAGCACTTAGCACGCATAGCTATAGTTTCCTGCACTCAGAAACCCGTACGGATGCACAGAGGCTGACGGATTGATCCGTACACACTAAAGCCCTGATAAATAGACACTTATGCACTCCCTGTACGGATGCACGGATTTCTATATACTTGTTACGGGAGATCAATAAAAAGTAGAGTAGGGATATGTTATTTTTAGAGAATAGTATAATATGGTCCTACAAATATCCGTGCATCCGTACGCCCACAGGCTAAAGCACTGGAACGCAAGCACTTGCAGCGTACAGAAAGCCCGCCCGCATCCGTTCCGATCCGTACGGATGCGATAGATATGCACCTAAACCATTGCAGCGTATAGAGTTGCTATCCGTGCATCATCCGTACACAATCAAGGCTCTACACCGTGCCCCGTCCACCCTAGCCCCTGACGATCAAGCACGAGCCCACAGAGCAGGCAAGGCCCACAGAGAACCGCCACAGAGAGCCCCCACAGAGAGCCCCCACAGAGAGCACCCACAGAGAGCCCCCACAAAGCACGCCCGTATAGGTTTCCTGTACACTCGCCTAGATTATTCTGCGTTTCTATCCCCCACCACAGCCCCCAAACGCAGGAAACCGCAAGGAACTTGATTTATTTTTGCTTTTATCTCATGCAAGGCCTTGACGCAGCCGATAGGTATGCTATCTTCTCAGTATCAAACAACCACAGCCCAGCGACGCAGGGCAGAAAGGCAGACCAATGAACGACGCACAACGCAAGGCCAAAGCAGACCACGCAGAGAACACCGCACAAGCACAGGCCGATAGCCTCCTCAAGCACTACACCGCAGAGAAGGCCGTAGAAATCGCAGAGGCTTGGATCGTAACCAATAAGGAACTACAGCACGGGGCATTCAGCGTAGAGACCTACACCCGTGCTATCGAGATCATCAAGGAACGCACAGCCGACGCAGCCCCCGCAAGCTACGAGCAAGCCCTCATCGAAGCCAACAAAGACGCCCCCGCCGATACGCTGATCAGAGCCCTGTACGAATCGGGCTGCACCGTTGTAGACTGCGAAGACGGCGAGGAGCTGGAAACCGTACAGGATTGTCTAGAAATGTGGTACAGTGTGGACGAACTAACCCTAGACATCGAAGGCGATACGGTCTCCTCTTTTGTATCGTTGATCCATCAGGACAAGCACAACAAGCCCAGCATGGAGGACATATCGAACTATGGCACGAGCCTAGAGACCATACCCGCTATCAAAGCCGCACTGACAGAGGAGACATACGCCCCCGTCTACAGAATCTGACCACAGACCACAACGCTAGGCGGTCTCAACGGACCGCCGCAGCGATTCAACAAACCACAGCCCGCAAGGGCAGAAAGGCAGACCAATGCAAACACCTACAGAGAACATCCTAAACGACAAAGCCTCAATCGTCCCAAGCATTCACAAAGCACGCAAGGCGAGCGGGGGCGGTTGGTGGCAATGGCTCGGCGAGTTCATCGACCACAAGGGAACCGGGCACCCTATCCGTATCAAGGGGTACGGCACTTGGATGCAACTATTCACGATCGACGGCATAAAGCACTGGTCCACGCCCGATGGTAGGGTCAAGGATATGACAGCGGACCTACAGAAAGGCCTAGACACGCTGCCCGCATGAACCACAGCCCACAACGCTAGGCGGTCTCAACAGACCGCCGCAGCGATTCAAACAACCACGCCCGCAAGGGCAGAAAGGCAGACCCATGAACACCACAGACCGCCACGAGGTACACCACAGCGACGACGCAGGCCCTAGCCCTATCCACTGGACCACGCCCGCCGCAGAGCATCGCAAGCCGCAGACCGTGTACACCAACGGGAACCATGCACGCTACACAATCAAAGTACAGCGGAACGCCTACCTGTCAATCAGCGGGGACAAGCTGCACCATATCGGATGCACCTACAGAATCAGAGTAGAGGACAAGGCCGGGGAGCTGATCGGCTACGGTCATACGGGCGAGGTGCTTGCACTGGTTCGCATCGTGGAGGACCAAGTAGGCGAGGCGACAGGACGCACGCTCTATCGAGACCTAAAGACCGCAGGCGTAGAGCTGGACAAGCACGAATCAGACCTATACGCACTCGATACCCCGGACGCACGCCGCATCATCGCACAACACGGGCACGAGCTGCAACCATTCCAAAGCAACGCAGACCGCCGCCAATGGCTAGAGCTGCCTTTCCAGTATGATCCATTCTGGGACAAGGTAGAGGAACGCAGCCGCCGCAAGGCATGAACCACAGCACACCCGCTAGGCGGTCTCAACGGACCGCCGCAGCGATTCAAATAACCACAGCCCAACAGGGCAGAAAGGCAGGCGACAGCATGAACGCAGAGCAAGCACAACAGGCAGAGAACCGCAACACTTGGACCAGTGAAGCCGGACCCATTCAGACCAAACGAGTAGAGAAGGCCCTAAGCAAGTTCCGTCAAGCCTCAATAGGATATATCGAGCTATGGGGTACACGAGGCGAGGACGAACACCGCAGCCATATTGTAGAACTGGGCCTAGGGTCTGGAGGTTCGCCGATGGTGCCCGCATCGGTTGAGAAGCTGCAGAGCATCGGCGAGGCGTACGGCTGGACAATCACAAGCAAGAATCATAAGGAGATTATCGGCGAACTGGAGGAGGCCGCCAAAGGTGTAGAGCTGCCAATCGTGGACAAGCTACGCAGCCCGGAAACCGTAGCCAAAGAGAAAGCAGAGCAGGCAGAGAGAGACGCAGCACGCAAGCAAGCACAAGCCGCAAGGGATGAGGATTGGTCTAAGATCATCGCCAAGGCACCCGCCAACGCTACAGCGGTCATCGTTGCCGAATATGAGGTAGACGACTGCGACAGCATGACGGACTATTTCAACGCCACAACGGACCGCCGAGTAGTTATCGGATTTAGGACCGGCAAGCGTGAAGATTTCAAGCAGTTGAGAGCCGCCGCCGCAGGCTTTGAAGAAACCAAGCACCTAGGCCCCGGTTGCGAACGCTGGACCATCCGAGCGATCGACAAGGGCGACGGTATGCACCATGTTCCCTACGATCTCCAGCGGGCAGAGTATGCGACAGAGGCAGAGGCCCTAGACGCTATCGAGCAGAGCGAAGGGACCGCAGGACTGGACCAATACGAGGCCCGCAGCGAATCCATCGAGCACCGCGAAAACTACTCAATGGGAGCAGGTAACTACCTGAAATCAGGGCACCGATATAGTACAGGCTGGGCGGTCCGTTCCCGTGCATTGTCCACAAGTACGCACTATGACCACGAGGACGGTGTACCCGAGAAGGCAGTACACGAGGCAAGCACGGACCACAGCCCAGCCCTAGAGGGTGCAGGGTACAGCATCCAAACGCACTACCATACCAAGCGGGAAACAGATTTCTATATCGTGGTCCTAGACGACCGGGTAGAGCGTTCCGAGTTTGACGCTATCCGCTCCAGCTGCAAGGCCGCAGGGGGCTGGTATTCTCGCAAGTGGGGCAGCACGCCGGGAGGCTTCGCATTCATGGACCGGACCGCCGCAGAGAACTGGGCACGCTCAGAGTTTGGAGGCGACGCACCAACGGACCCGGACGGGGACCGCTACCCCTTAGCAGAGGGGGAGAGCTTTGCAGCCCCATTCGGGGGAGCACCTGCCCCCGGTTGTGGTCCCAAGAATGACGGACGGCACCGCCAAGCCGCAGCGTTTCGAGTTCTTGCCGACAGACTGGGCAAGGATACGGACGCAGGGCAACGCACAGAGAACACGCCCAAGCAACGCAGGCAGGCGAGTCTAGCACGAGCCAACGCAAGCAACGCCCAGCACGCCCAGACCGCAGCCGCAGCCATTGCCGACGCACTGGAGGCGGGGACCTTGCCGGATTCGTTGAAGTCCGTACCCTGTACGCTTGCGGGATTGAAGAAGATCACAGCCCGCCGCATTGAGAGCGGACCGGGATACTATGACACCTTCTACCCGACTGACGAGCTGGAGGTAGAAGACTCTCAGGCCGAGACTCTGAGGGACTGGATTCAGGGACTGGGCAAGGATACAGGACCAACGCCCGAGGAGCTGAAAGCACAGGCAGAGCGTGCAAGCGTACTGCACGAGAAGATCCCCGGATTCTTCCCGACACCCACAGAGGCAGCTCAACGCATGGTAGAGGCCGCAGGACTCAGTACAGGGGACTGCGTACTCGAACCGTCCGCAGGCCGGGGAGACCTTGCCGACGCTATCGAGGAAGCTATCGGACCGGCTGGGGTGCTCCACTGTATCGAAGTCAATCAACGACTCGCCGCACTTCACAGCTCAGAGACTCGACCCGTTCACTGTCTCGACTTCACAGAACAGGACCCCCGAGACTGGGACCAGTGCGATGCGGTCATTATGAACCCACCGTTTGAGAATGGACAGGACCGGCAGCACATTCTCCACGCTTGGGAGTTCCTGAAACCGGGCGGCTGCCTCGTGGCGATCTGTTCCCCCGGCTCATTGACGAACAGCAGAGGGAACTATATCAACGGATTCAAGCGTTGGTTCAGTGACCACGATGTAGAGGTATTGGATAAGGAGGTCGGAGGATTCGCAGCGACCAAGATTCAAGCCGTAATGATTCGAGCATACAAACCACAGGACTGATTTAGAATGCTCCACAGTTGCCCGCCCTAGCGGACGGGTACACTGTTTGAACAAACCACAGCCCCGCAGGGCAGAAAGGCACGCCATGAACTTCCTAGAGAAAGATAACATAGTCCGCACACTTGACGAGGCACGCACAAAACTCCGAGACCTTGAGCACGACGGGGGACCGAACCACGATGTACTGTTTGAGGAGCTGGAGAATACAATCATGCACGCAGTTCAGCAGGTACAGCAGTGCGGTACAGGTGAGGGATCAATGGACCGGCACCAAGTACGCATGGTGATGGGCTGGCTCAAGAGCTTGATAATCCCCGAGTCTGGATGCACAGCGGACGCAGCAGAGAAGACTATGGGACTGATTCGACAGCTTCACAAGCCCCGCATCGTGAACATCGTCATAGAAGGGGGCAAGGTCCAAAATGTACTCAAGTCTCCCGGTGTTGAGGTGACTGTAGAATATCCAGACGGAGACAGTCACAAAGCAGTCTCATACCCCGCAGACATTGCAGCATTCGACGACGACATCGACCACACTATCGAGCCGATCGCGTTCGAGCGTGACAGCTTCAACCCGTTGAACATTCTCCCCGGTGCAAAGACGACGACCTACTACGCCAATGTCAACGGCGAGCCGTACGCCGCAGTGTTCCAAGATTGGCCGTACCCTCCCGAGTACGATAATGACGACGGGTTCACCCGACTGCAGCGGGGAGTCGAGAACCCACAGGGCGGCTATGACTGGATCACTGTACCATCGGCTGCACGCGAGGTAGAGGTAGCCCAACGCATGAGGGACTGCACTCTGCGATACTCCGATGCCTAGTCCGACCGTGTAACGACCTGCCGATCGGGGGTGGTTCCCCGGTCTCCAGCCCTGCCCCTAACCGGGCAGGGGACTGGATTTCAAGTTCTCTCAAGTGGAAGGAAAGGAGGCTAGTATGAATGATTAGCTAACAAGCACAGCAATGAATGCAAAGGTGTCCAGTTCTAGCGGACTGGGCACCGATTAGAAAACAACCAAGCCCGACAGGGCAGAAAGGCAGACGACCATGAAACCAGCTATGCTCAAGCCGGAGCGAAAGAAACTAATCAAAGCATTGCCGGAACTATTGAAAGCTCACGGCCTGCAACTTCGACTGCAATACTCTCCCATGAAAGGCAGGGGAGAGACCGATCTAGTATGGCACGGGTACAATGACCGATTTGATTGCAACTTTACTGTACGGCCTATCATCGACGAACACCCTTGGCTGGCTTGCTGCTTCAACAGACCGCGAGGTAGAACATCCAATACCAATATGAAGTACAGAGACATACGAGATCACTTGGGCAGTGATGTGAATCCCCATGTCGGCAAGTTCAACTGTCACCTGTTTGAGCGATGCTCTGTAGCATACGCATTGGAGGTATTCGATAGGCACTTAGCACTGATGAGCAGGAAAGGAGAGCAGTTGAATGCCTGACCTAATCGACAGACCCGACTTGTGCGTCATGCTCACCGTCTTCAAGATGACGGGCAAATACTACACCAGTGCGAGCTACTACCACACCGAGATAATCGCACCACGCATTGATGAGATATGGTCGGAGGTGCGTGGGTATCTCAAAGCAGGCAAGCTCCCCGGACTCATGGAGGGACACGACGCAGACTGGATCGTTCTCGTAGAAGTCCCAGACCATCCACACAATCACCCCAAACTTATCATCGGATGAGAAGGAAGACTGAAATGACAGACTTCGAGATAGCGTGCAGAGATGAAGGATGGGAACAGTCCGCGACAGGCTCGATCGTCTACGCAGGGACCAGCGATCCTGTAGACTGGGAGAAGGCAGACCCTATGGCAGCTATGGCAGTGTTGTTCAGCGGCAAGGGTCCAAGTAAAGAAATCGAAGCAGCACTTTGGAAAGGATTGAACAGATGAAATCACTACTCTTATTCCCCGCAACATTCGCACTCATCGCAGCATCCCCGGATGTAGAGCGACTGGACTCCAGCACGATCCAGATCGTCGGAGCAGACTTCGCAATCATCGAGCCGACCGCAGACATTACCGCAGGCGTTCCGATCCCCGTGCTCAGCGGGGCATGGGGTGGACTGATTCGGGCGACTGTTGATCCATACACGGACTACACAGTCACGACCTACACGCTGGTCGATGGTGCAGACGGGGAAGATCCTCTCCGAGAGATCGAGGAGTTTGATCTCAGTCTTACCCCTCTGCAACAGCTCGACGCAGCAGTCGTCAATGTCCTGTACTGGCAGGAGCAGCACCAGCAGTCTCTCGACAACCTTGGCGTATGGGAGCAGCAGCTCAGAGACATCGTAGCGGACCAGACAAACGGAGTGGACTACTTCGATCTGATCGAGGCCCTGCAACGAGCACAGCCGGGAGGTGGGTGATGTTTAGGATCATACTACTCGCAGTGTTCATCATTCCTGCCTACCTCAGCTCACTGTTGACCATCATCCTGATGTATATCGCACTCGGACCGGACGGAGCACGCAGAGTGTTCAGAGCTTTCGGCTCCAAGAGAGAAGTCAAGGGATTCATGGCACGGATGCACGAGGCAGCCGATAGATCAAAGAGAGGTGGATGATGTCTGGAACATTTAGAAAGTTCAGCGACCGTGTAGACATCATCACCAGCGACAAGCCAAGGCGACGGGGCGAGGTGTTCCTCAAGCTCGACGGTAAGTTCTCGGTCAAGGTGTACAAAGAGAACGAGGACGCGATGGCACTCGCAGAGCGTATCGCTATGTTCCTCACGGTCATGGACGGACCGGCTTGGGAGACTGCTTGGCAGCCAGCAAAGCCCATGAAGACAGAAGTACAGGGTACTTGGAAAGACATTGAATGAGGCTCTGGCCCCGACACATACGACTGGCGATCAAAATGCTTTACACTCGATCAAAGAACGACTACCCGACCCCGCCCAAGCAGCGTCCTCCTCTCAAGCACGGGATCGAGGCACTGGTTTCGATAGCGGTGTGGAGTGCAATGGGCATAGGTTTAGCACTCCTGTACATCCTCTAAGGACAGGCCTACCATGAAGAACCCTCGACGGAAAGTCATACCGATCTGGCCCATCTATGCGTACGCTGGAGCCTGCTGGATCATCATCATCACCGCAGTCATTGTGAAGACTGCACAAGCCCTATTGGGCAGTTAGGATCAGAAATGTCAATGAACCCAAACCAACTCCAAGGCAAGATGCTTCTCAGCTTCACCTGTTTGCTCGACTTCCAAGGCAAGTTCTATGTGAACTCCCATGTTCAGCTCAGGGACTCCGAGGAGCTGCCCAACTTCGACCAGTGTATCAAGATGCACGCAGCCTGCTTGTCTCAGGTGGACGAGAAAGCCCGTGAGTTGATCGAGCAGCACACAGAGAACGAGGTCGAGCACAAGGACGCTCTCCGCTTCTACGACGAGTGCATCGTGAAGACCATTCAGGGAGTCGAGGACCGCGAGTTTATCGAGGCCCTTCGCACCCGCGACATCCACGATGCAAGTCAGGACCCGCTCGGTGGAATCGCTGGCGTGGTCGAGGCAGCTCGCCTTGTACTGGTAGCTGATAAGAACGACAACAGCGGAGAGCATATAGAGGCAATCCGCACTCTCCGGCTCAAGCTCAAGGAGATCGGTATCGAGGAGTGAACATGGACGCCGAGCAACGCAAAGCATATGTGCAGATGATCGCTCGAAACGATCAGGAGATGGAAGCGGGCAAGTCGTGGATGCACCGAGCAGGATACCTCGGCATCAACCGACTCAACGCCCAACTCCATCACCAGATGGGCAGTCCCGACGGGGGACAGCAGGCGATCGCACGCTTTGCGTTGATTGGCATGAGAGCCGTAGCAGTAGCTGAAATGGAACGACAGGAACAGGAAGGATCAGACCAATGACATCTAACATCGCGTACGAAATCAAGCACGAACAGGATCTATGCAGCAGGGACTTCTATCTGGTGCTGGGTGAAGACCTCCTCGCGGAGATCGAGCAGGCATCGAAGGATGAGAAGGCACTTGCCCTCAAGCGTAAAGCATTCATCAAGAAGAACAAGGCACGCAACCTCATGCACAACGGGGACGACATCGTTGCACTTGTACTCCTCGAAGGCAGAGAACCTGTACAGCCCGGCATGAAGCTCGCCAACCCGAAGGCCCGCATGTGGCAAAGACACAGTCCTTGGATGACATACAGAGGACGCAAGTATATGTACTGGGTTCCCGGAACCACCTCTCGCAAGAAAGAAGACAAGAACATAGCCGAGGAGACCCACAAGCTGTTCCGCTCCATGAACACTGTGAACGGAGGCGATCGAGTCATGGCGGTTGCGGAAGGCTCACTGAGTCGAATCTGCATCTGCGATGAGCGTCAGATTATGACCAACCCACAGCTTCTCAAGGCAGGCGACAACTACATCATCACGGTCAGCCGGGGAGACAAGGACAAGGTCGGAGAGGAGCGTCAGGTCGAAGGTATGACATTGCTCAAACCATCGGAGGCGTTTGCTCTGTTCGCTGAACACGAGACCGGCAAATGAGCTTCGCAGAGGATGAGGGATGGGACGGCTTCGACTTCGATCTGCATCCTCACGATGACCGCAGATATTTCTACGAGCAGGGAGATCATCGACCCGAATGGTACGAGAATCCAGTCTCGATGAAGCAGCTGCGTCGGCTGGGAGAGTGGATGGTCATCCCCAAATGCCCGAAGTGTGGGGCTCATGCTAAAGGGAACAGGACAGACTTTGGGATAGAGCACCGCTGTTGCGGTCTTCGATCTCGAAACTTCAAACCTCTCGTAACCGAGGGCACGCTCAAGGCGAGGATGCTTGCACACGAGGCCTTCGATCAAATATGGGGGCACGGATACATGACGAGACCCGAAGCGTATGCGTGGCTTGCAAGCAAGATGGGAATGAAGAAGCGTCGTTGCCACATGGCGATGATGACAGAAGACGAATCACTCAAGGTGTACTTTCTGAGTGCATCCTACATCGAAGAATCGAGGAACAAACAATGAAAGACCCACGACGCGAGCACATGCCCGACACCCGATCCAGCAAGACCGGGAAGGCTCAGGTTGACAGTGTAGAGTTCTATGTAACGATCAGCTTCTTCGACGATGTTGATCGAGACGATGCCCGTCCCGGAGAGATGTTCATCCGCATGAGCAAGCATGGCAGCGACCTGTCCCTCATGTACGACGCTCTGGCTGTCATGGTCTCTGTCTCGCTCCAGTACGGGGTGCCTTGGCAGAAGATCAAAGAGAAGTTCGAGCACAGCCGGGGATCTACCTCAGATCACGAGAACCCCAGCATCCTTCATGGCATCATCATGCTGGCTGACAGACTTATTTCAGAATATCGAAGTGAGACTCAAGCCATGCAGGACGATGTGTCGATAGAAGGTGCATGAACAGAAGAATCAACAACGCACGCACCGTAGATCAACAAAACTTCCACCTCTGCCGTCACCTGATGAGAAAGGATCAGCGGCACGCACAGGCCCGAGCATTACTGGAGAGCATCTATGCCAAGGATCAACCCCGGAAAGAAGCAGCCCAAGCTGCACCCGGACCTAAAGACACTCAAGCGACTCCTCGGGCACGTCGAGCTGGATGACAGCGGCTGTTGGATCTGGCAGAAGTACAAGGACCCAGACGGATACGGGCAGGTGAAGATCGCAGGCAAGAGACTGTCTGCACATCGGGTGTTCTACTCGATCTTCAAACGCTCGATCGCTGAGGGTGACGAGGTCGATCACATCTGCGAGAACCCTGCATGTTGCAATCCCATGCACCTCAAGAGGTGCTTGCCTGACTACAACAGGGCTCAGGGTGGACGAAACTCACGGAAGAACATCACGGATGATGACCTTCCTCCGTTCTAACTACACGATGGAGTGGACCAAAGAAGACCCGGTCTATATCTAGTGACTTGACAAATGGACACGAGCACGCGACACTATCTGATGCTGCTTACTGGAGACGACAATGACAAACGCGATGCTCGGAGTGCTAGAACACAAACACCAGACGGGGGCGATGAATCTAACGGACAGCGTTCCACCCCAGATCATCATGCCTCTGACGGACATCTTCGAGACCCCGTTCAACACAGACGCACACTTCACCTGCTACCAGCCGGTCGGCAACTTCCACGACAAGGAATGGCCTCGCCTCAACAAACCGATCCTGCCCCGCTTGCGTGCTCTCGATGTAGATCTCGCAATGCAGATGATCGTGCTCGACTACGACAACCCCGGACACCTTCCTTGGTCGTCCCGTGAGCAGGTCGATGACTTCATCAACATGCTGCAGTACCTATCCAAGACAAACGGATTCGTTGCAGCGTCCGAGTGGTCTTGCTTCTACACCACCAAGCACGGGGCTCGCCTCGTCTACATCCTCACCAACCCGCTGACCCCCGAGGAGTTCGAGGGTAAGCACCAGTGGCTCTGTCAGGAGTTCAACAAGTACGGCGTAGAGATCGACGTTACGGTCAGCGACTGGACGCGAGTGATGCGGGCTCCCTATGTGGTCCGCGATGGTGAGCCGTCGTGGGAAGATCCCTTCTTCAAGTACGAGGCAGCTTGGGACAAGAGACTGGACCCGGAGACATTGGGCACAGCTGTCCGCGAGAGACAATCACAGTACGCCGAGATCATTCCGATCAATCAGGTCAAGCCCGACGATACGGTGACGCTCGACCTATTGCACGAGCTGAGCCCAACCTCCGGGCGACAGGTGATGTCTCAATGGCTCAAGGACGCAAAGAGCCGACTCAAGGGACGCTCCTGTGTGCCCATCGTATTCGGCACTGAGCTGATCGGCGAGCACGGAGAACGCGACAACAATCTCCACAAGGTACTCGGTCAGGTCATCGGCGTGTTGTTCTATCTGGACGACACCACGCCCGAGCACATCTATGCCCTGATGCTCGAAGCGGTCAACAAGCTGGAGCCCGACGACGGCACTCCTGACTGGAGCAGGGTCCTCTGGGACCACATCTGCAGGCTCTGGGCCAAAGAGGATGCCAAGGCACGCGAGAAGCAACACATCGAGGAGGAGCGGGTCGAGAAGGCAGGATCTCAGATCGAAACGATCGTTGCCGGTATGCGTGACTGGACAGAGAACAGTCAAGCGTTTAGCCCAGATCCGCAGGAGGTCATCAAGTTTGTAGAGCGTCGCATGATCGCACAGCACGGACGCAGCTACTTCCCGATCATGCCCAACGGTCGGTATGTCGGTGATGCTCTGCTGTCCGAGCAGCTGATCCCTTGGATTCGATCGCACGAGATGGACAGCATGATGGAGACGCACCAGTACACCGAGGACGGTGCGACCAAGGACATCGACCGCACGACGCTGATCAACAAGTATGCCTTCCCGGTCAAGGAAGTGACAGGACTCCCTCAGATCGAGGGAGGCTACATCACCGAGGACGAGCGGCTGGTGATCTCCCTGTACCGAAGAAACCCTCGGCTCACTCCCCAGTACCACGCAGGCGTAGAGCAGTGGCTCATGGTCCTGTTCGGCGAGCACTTCGAGCGAGTCTGCAAGTGGATCGGTTACGCTCTGGCGTTCGAGGACGGTCCGGTCTGTGCTCTCTCGATCAAGGGAGATCCCGGAGTGGGCAAGAAGATGTTTATCCAAGGCCTCGCCGAGTGCTTGGAGAATCCTTGGGTTGCAGAAGCCGACGACATCGTGAGTGAGTACCAGTACGGATTGCTGCGTTCTCCGTTCCTTGCAGTGAACGAGGGCTGGCCCACTCAACGATCGAGGCATCCAGCCGACACCTTCCGCAGACTCGTCGGCGGTGACGGGCTCCTCGCAAACCAGAAGTTCCACGCACCCATTCGCATCAAGAACCCGGCTCGCGTCGTGTTCGCTGCAAACAACATGGATGTGGTGTCCTTCCTCACAGGTGGGCGTGACCTTTCCCCAGAGGACCGTGAAGCTCTCCAGATCCGTTTGTTCCACGTCGATGTAGGAGGAGACGCCGCAGCTTGGCTGAGAGCCAATGGAGGTACACGCTTCACAGGTGGATGGATCGAAGGAGACGGGGGCAAGCCATCGGACTATGTCGTCGCTCGTCACTTCCTCCACCTACACAAGACCCGTGCGAACTACGGACAGCCCGAGCCTCGTCTACTGGTGGAAGGTAAGCCCGACAGCGAACTGATGTTCGCTATGCGTACACAGTCAGGTAGAGGCCCGCTTGTAGTCGAGGCTGTTATCCGACTGCTCAACACGGAGGGTAGCAGCTCAAAGGCAGGCATCGCAATAGAAGATGGCAAGCTGTATGTACTTGCTTCTGAGATACTGACATACTATCGTCAGCAGATGGCTTCGAGCACGAGGGGCGAATCCCTGACCGCCAAGATCATCGGCAACGTTCTGAAAGGCCTTGTTGAGTATGATCACAACAAACCCTTGCAGCTCAAGACGAAGCCTCAGATGGGACGCAAACGCTGGCACCAGCTTGACCCAGAGATGCTTCACCACGCAGCCCAGAGAGACGGCTGGCGTTGCGACAAGCTGGTGAAGCTCGTAAATGAACGGGTCGAACGTAAGCAAGGACACCTGATAGAGAGGCCGGTGACAGCATGAATCAAAGCAATACATACCAACAGATGATCGACGACCTTCTTGATTTGGAGGAAGGGTTGAACGATTGGGAAGTAGAGTTTGTAGATTCTATCAGCCAACAGACATACCTCCTGACTGCTCGACAGAGAGACAAGCTCGTTAGGGTTTGGAACGAGAGGATTCTCAATGCAGAGTGAGCAGACAACAACGCCCGAGTGGGTTCAGAAGCGTCAACGACGCAGCATGATGATCTCAGCATCACAGCTCGAAGCCTTCGCAGACTGTCCCCGCAAGTGGTGGATGGAGAAGATCCGCAAGCTGCCCGTGATCCAGAAAGGATCGTTCTCGTTCGGTACTGTTCTGCACGCTGTTGCTGAGCGATGGCTCAGAGCGGACGACCAAGGGTACGACCAGAACGGTCAGCCTGTGAACCTCTACCCTGTCGGATGGGAGTTCGACGGAGGCGATCAGCTCTACCCCGGAGACTTCAAGAAGCTCCGCACGTTCATGGAGAAAGCCAAATGGATGTCAGCCGAAGCACGTCGAGCTATCAACAACCGTTTGCAAGGCGACCTTGTGTCGAGCCCAGAGGACCAAGCCGCGATCGCTGCGATGTTCGAGGAGCACACGCTCGACTCGATACACACGAGGCTCATCAAGACCCTGATGGACAGCGGAGATTGTGTATCCCCGGACGAACAAGTCATCATCCAGAAGCTGATCGAATCCGCGATCGAGAACGGGACACTGCAACGTTTGCCCGGACGGAAGATCGAGGAGCAGTTCACTCGCAAGATGATTGTTTCCGAATCAGATACTACGGTCTCCATCACGGGCTATATCGACGTGAGCTACGACGATCGTGTAGAGGACCACAAGACCACGAAGTCGATGAGGTGGGCTAAGACTCCCAAGACCCTCCGCGAGAACCTGCAGGTTCACATCTATGCGATGCAGAAGATCCTGCAGGCACAAGACGAGGGCAGAGAAGTGCCCGATGCGATCCTCGTGCGTCACAACATCTTCGTCAAAGATCCCAAAGCACTCAAGGTCAAGCACGTTGAAGTCGAGCTGACCCGCGAGGAGATCGAGAAGACTTGGAGCAAGCTGCTCAAAGACGCAGAGCAGATGTCCTTCCTAAGAGACTCCATCGAGAACTGGCACGAGATCCACGACCCTGTTGACAATCGAGTCTGCAACAAGTACGGTGGATGTCCCTTTATGACCATCTGTGGTGGCACAGAAAGTTTAGCCGGATACGAAAGCCGGGTTGACAACGCAAAGCGTGTAGCCCATAATATCACTCAGCAAGTACCACTGACACTGAAAGGATCAGATATGTCGAACGCATTTACAGCCAAACTCGGAGCGAAGATGGCGGCTAACGGAACCGCCGCCCCTGTCGCTGCACCCGCCCCCGCACCAGCTGCAGCTGCAGCTCCCGTAGCCGCAGCTCCTGTAGCACCTGCACCAGCACCAGCACCAGCAGCTGCACCAGTAGCCGCAGCTCCAGCAGCGGAACCTGCTGCAGCACCGACGAACTCTCCACCTTGGGCTAATCCCAACTGCACCGCATGTAAGGGAGCAGGGTTCAACTCGCAAGGCAGTCCGTGTCGGATCTGCGATGCGACGGCATCGAAGCAAGGCAAGCCGCCTTCCTCGTCGTTCGACATTACAACAGCTAACGGGCAGATCCAATGGGCAGAGAAGGGTACAGCTCAGGCAGGCACCTCTCCGTCTGCCTCGACTGACGCTCCTGTAGCTCAGGCCCAGCAGACAGCTGCGACTCAAGCTCCTGCACCCGCACCCGCTCCCGCTCCAGCTGTACCCGTTGCAGCTCCTGCAGCTCAACCAGCCGAAGCAGCCGCACCTGCTGCAGCGGCACCCGCTGCAGAACCTGAGCAGCCAGCCGAGGCAGCCAAGAACGCCAAGGGAGGACGTCCGAAGAAGGGATTTATCCTCTGCATCAACTGCACGCCGAACGTCACCAACGGACGCAAGGGAAGCGGTCGAGGCGTCACCCACCTCAGTCACGTGCTCAAGGAACTACAGGACAGCATGTGTGCTGTCTCAGGCGTCGCGTCCTTCTATGACCTCGATGTCTGGGACCGTCGTGCGAAGCTCGCTCAAACAGCCGAGGCTCTTGCAGAGGAGTTTGGCACTGACATCGTTGTGGCAACAGGGGTGCATGGCGAGAGCGATCTCAAGTCGTTGGTTGACGCACTGCGTCCGTTCGCTGGAATGGAAATCCTGTCCCTCGCATGAACTCAGCCTTTGCCAAACTGAACGCCAAGGTAATCGCCCAGTCAGATCGAGCAGTGCAGGAGCGGCCTCCCCAGTCTCCTGTCTTCGACAAGCTCACTCGCAAGACAGAGTTTGCTCGATCTGATCAGGGCAAGGCCCTCTCGATGCAGGACATCAACCGCATCGTGGGCCTGCCTGTTGTGCTGCCTATGACTCCAGAGGAGCACGAAGCGTACTGCAGGGATACCCTGCTTGCCGAAGCGTTCCTCTCAGGGTTCAGGTACTTCAACACCCAGTCAGACGCTACGCTGGCGTTCCTGTTGTACAGAGGGCTGTTCGGACCGATCGGTGTTGGATGGGGCAAGACCCTGATCACCTTGATCTGCTGCAATATCTGCTACACGCACTTCGGCGTCAAGAAGATCGTGCTCCACGCTCCATCTTCCGTAATGTCCCAGCTGCTGACCCACGACCTCAAGTGGGCTCGCACAAAGATACCAATCAACTTCCCGATCCATGTCCTCTATGACAAGCCTGCCCGTATGCGTCGGCGTATTAGTCAGAGCGGACAGCCGGGAGTTTACATCTTCCCCTATTCTCTGCTGTCTACCAAAGACTCGGCAGACAATCTCGATGCCATAGATCCCGGTGCGATCATTTGCGATGAGATCCAGAATCTCAAAGACGAGCGTAGTGCCCGCACTAAGAGAGTCATGGAGTTTGTTCGCAAGCGTAACCCGATCGGTGTAGGCCTCTCAGGAACAGTGACCCGCAAGAGCATCAAGGACTACTACCATCTGATCCGCTGGTGTCTGGGATCGAACTGCCCGCTTCCTCTCTCGACGTCCGTAGCGAACGACTGGGCTGGCGTGCTCGATGCCAACGCATCTGCAGGGTACAGCGACCCAACCACTACAGGACCTCTCCAGCCCCTCGTGCAGTGGGCTCAGCGAGTCGATCCGATGAACCCGTATCCTGATGACCGCACAGGCTTCCGTAGAGCATACAAGCTGCGGCTGACCACCTGCCCCGGTGTTGTTGCTTCGGGGGATGCAGAGATCGGTGTAGGCCTCCTGATCCAGAACCAGCCCGTGAAGGATCACGAGAGCTTCGAGGGATGGGCAGAGACTGAGTCTTTGATTGAAGCGATCGAGGAGGAATGGCTGACCCCCAACGGTGACGAGATCGAGTACCCAATCCATAAGTTCAAATGGATGTACGAACTGTCTGCAGGGTTCTACAACGAGCTGTCGTGGCCTGAGCCGTCGGACTTCGCTCGACGCAAGGACATCCCTCTGGAGCAAGCCAAAGGCATCATCGACGATGCAAAGGTCTACCACGAAGCACACCAGATCTACTCGAAGCGTCTGCGTCAGTTCCTGCAGTACGAGTCCGAGAAGAATCTCGACACTCCCATGATGGTCGGTGCGAACATGGCAGCCCACCAAGACAGGGACGTGCCCAGAGAACTGTATCAGCTCTGGAGAGAGATGAAGGCGTGCGACTTCGACGACAGGCCTGAGCGAGACCGCACGGCTATCAGAGTTTGCCCGTACAAGGTCTACGACGCTGTTCGCTGGGCTCAGTCACTCAAAGGCAAGGGAGGAATCATATGGGTGTACCATCAGGAGATGGGGATCTGGATCTCGGAAGTCGCTAGGGAAGCGGGGCTGGACGTGATGCACTGCCCCGCAGGGAACGAAGCCAACGCTGCGATAGGTGACGAGAGAAATAAGAACAAGATCGTAGTCGCTTCAATCACAGCTCACGGCACGGGCAAGAACCTGCAGCATTTCCAGAATCAATACATTGCACAGTGGCCCCGACCTGCAGGGGTAGCTGAGCAGTTACTCGGAAGGACTCACCGCAACGGGCAGGAGGCCGATGAGTTGATCGTCGTGACAAACAACACTCTGCCTTTCGACGATATGAACATGGCAGCCTGCATCAACGACTCGCTTTATATCCATCAGACATCGAACAGGCAGAAGCTCATTATCGCATCGTACAATCCGCTCCCCAAGATCTTCCCACCAGAGGTCCTGATGGAGAGAGGCTTCAAGCCAGAGGCACTGGACCGCGAACAGATCACACTGCTTCAAGAGAAGTTTGGGGAGTTGGACTACTCACAGTTCGCCCACCAAGAACTACCCCCGTTCTGAGAAAGGAAACGCACATGATACTCGACCTCATAGAGCTGCTGAAATACACCCACTCCGGGTGGATTCCCTTCTTCGGCACCTTGATCTATCTCGTGATAATCGGAGGGATCTCCCTGCAGGGCATGAGCCACGTCGCTGATGCTGTCAAGGGACTCAAGAAAGGTAGTTGACACAGCTCTCGTCGAATGGTATAATCTGTAACTGTACTGGTCAGGTGTACTGACCCAATCAAATGTAGCCGTCTTCGGACGCAAATCGAAAGGACAGATCAAATGAGTACATTCCCAAATCAGCAGCCAATGCCCGGAAACGCTCCGATGCCTGCTCAACCCGCAGCAGCTCCTGCAGCCCAGCCCGCAGCTCAACCGGCAGCTCAGCCTCAGTACGCTCAACCCGCTGCAGCTGCTCCAGTGCCCGCTGCTCAACCTCAGTATGCTCAGCCAGCTGCAGCTGCTCCAGCGGGAGGCCCTGACCTCCGAGCAACCTTCTCAGGGTTGCGTGAAGCAAAGGGACGCATCGCCGCGAACTACATCCGTCCGGGTCACTACTTCGCACTCATCAAACGGTGCAAGGTCGATCGCAGCCGCAACGGAGATACCTTCGCAGCTATCGAGCAGCAGATCCTCTGCGTGTTCGATGATGCAAACGGTCAGGGCCATCGCGTAGGCGAGGAAGTCACGCACATGCTCCTGCAGCGTCACGATTCCTTCATGGGCAATATCAAGACCTTCATCTCGAAGATATTGGAAGTGCCCGAGGTCGAAATCACCGAGGACAACGCGATGCTCGTGTTCGGAGATCAGCAGCCTCTGACCAACACCATCATCGAGTTCCGTGCGACCGGGATTATGACACGAGCCAACAAGCCGTTCACCCAGATCGACTATGTTCGTGAGGTCGATCCGCGAGAGCTTGAAGGGAAGATCACCCAAGAGCATCTGGACATCTGCCTGCCCGGAGGTATGTGGGCAGAACTGATCGCAGCTCACGACGCTCAGAAGGCAGCTCAGCCTCAAGCCTAATCGCTTCCACACGCGACCTCTGTAGGGCTAACGCTCTACAGAGCGTTTTACTGCTTCAACATAAAGGGATCAACCATGAGCGACACACCTGTAGTAATCGGATGGGATACAGAAACACGACGCATCGGACCGGGACAAGTCTTCCCTCCCGTTGTATGTCTCCAGATCAGCTGCCAGCAAGACACCAGAGTCGTCTGTAAGTGCGAGACGGAGAGCTTCAACCAACTCAAGGCCGCAGTGTTTGATGTCAATGAGAGCTGGGTGCGTGTAGCTCACAGCAGCACCTACGACCTGATGGTGATGGCGACACACGACCCCCGCCTCCTGCCCGCCATCTTCGACATGCTTGAGCGTGGACTGTTCACCTGCACGAAGATCCGCGAGAAGCTGCTCAATCTCACATCTCACGGGAACATGGAGTTCCTGAGTCAAGGTGATCGGAACATCAAGATCGAATACTCGCTCGCGGATCTCGTGAAGAACTACTTTGGTGTAGATCTCAAGAGCAACAAGGCGACCACGAAGGTCAACACAGAAACAGGCAAGCTCGAAGTTGTTGGAGAGGAGGACGCTTGGCGTCTGAACTACGAAGCACTCGAAGACATGCCCGTCAGTGAGTGGCCCGAGGAAGCCGTCACCTACGCAGCGGACGACGGCGTCTGGGCAGAGGCAGTGTACTGGGAACAGGAGAAGGTTCGCCAACAGATCATCCAGAACGCAGGGCATGACCCTTTCGAGGTACTGCCGTTCAAGTGCTCTGTTGACTTTGTGCTCGCGTTGCTCACGCAGCGAGGCATGAAGACAGATCCTTCACGAGTGGCAGAGGTCGAGGCCATGCTGCACGAGGAGCTGGCTCCCGAGAAGATGAAGCTGCTGCTTGAGCACGGCATCGTTCGACCCGCTGAGCCTCCTCGACCTTACGCCAACAACTCAAAGAACCACGCCCCCGATTGCACAGACAAGAAGAACTGCGACTGTCCTCCGAGGATGACCGCAGGTGTCAAAGAGTCCGTCAACGAGACCAAGCTCAAGGAGTACGTCCGGGTACTCTGCGAGAACAGGCCCGACATCTTCACCCTCAAGCGAACCAAGCCAAGCAAGTCGCATCCGGAGGGTCAGGTCAGCTGTGACAAGGACTGGCTCGAAGACCATGCGGCTTTCGATCCGATGCTCTCTGAGTATCAGCACCGTCAGAATCTGCAGAAGCTCGTGAGTACCTACATCCCGCAGATGAAGTGGGAAGGCGAGGTAGCCAGCACTGTACATGCTAACTTTGATGTCCTCAAGGCGACAGGTCGCACGTCGAGCTACGGATCGAAGATGTACCCTTCGATGAACGGACAGCAGGTAGATCCTCGAATCCGTCGGTGCTACATTCCGCGAGCAGGGCATCACCTGTTCTCGATCGACTACACAGCGATGGAGCTGGGGACGTTCGCTCAGACCTGCCTCAATCTGTTCGGCTTCTCGAAGCTCGCAGAGATCATCAACTCGGGCAAGGACCCTCACGCCTATCTAGGTGCCCAGATCGCTCTGGCGACCAATGAGGACTTCCGCGAGGTTGCCATGTCTGAGTGCAACGAGGACGACACAGACGGCATGTACGAGCTGTTCTCGTCGCTCAAGGAAGACCCACAGACCAAAGCTCTCTACAAGCACTACCGCACCTTTGCGAAGCCCACAGGCCTCGGCTATCCGGGCGGTCTCGCTCCCAAGACGTTTATCACCTTCGCTAAGGGATCGTATGGTATCGACATCGACCTTGCCACAGCGACGCAGCTCAAGCAAGTCTGGTTGAACCTGTTGCCGGAAGCTCCCTTGTTCTTCGATCACATCAAGAACAACTGCATCGACGAGCTGAACGGTGCCCGCAAGGTCGTCGAGGAGAAGTTCATCAAGAACGATGACGGCACGGTCGGCGTCGAGAAGAAAGAGAAGTGGAAAGAGCGGTTCCGCTACATGAGTCCGATGGGCATGTGGCGTATGGCGTGCGACTACTGTGCGTGCTGCAACGGACTGGCTCTGCAGACTCCGTCAGCTGAGGGGGCTACCCTCGGACTGTACGAAGTGATGAAGCAGAGCATCCTGCCTACGGGCACGCTACACGGTCAGCTGTTCCCCCTGCTGTTCATCCATGATGAGATTCTGGGGGAGATCAAGATAACTACGCCAGAGCAGCAACACAGGTTGCTTTTGCAGGCGAGTGAGTATATGGTAGAGTCCATGCAAGCCGTCACGCCTGATGTAAAGGCGGGTGCAGAGCCCGTGTTGATGACCCGATGGGACAAGTACGTGGACCCTGCATACGATGAGAACGGCTACCTTGTACCCGTAGATCCAGACAACTAAGAAAGGGATCAGATGGCTAAGAAGAAAACAACCCGCAAGCCAGCAGCTCGAAAGACCACTGCTCGCAAGCCCCGACGCACAGTCAAGAAGACCGCACGCAAGAAGGCACCTGCTCGCAAGGTGACAAAGAAGGTCGCAAGGAAGACCGTCAAGAAGACAGCGGCAGGGGTGCCCGAGATCTCCTTGAAGGTCTCCAAGAAAGTCGCCACGAAGAACGTCAAGTTCAAGACCGCTGACTCTCGTGGAACCCAGTACCAGCCGCTCTTTGACGAAATGGCTAAGTTGAAGAAAGGCGAAACTCTCCCGGTGGATGTTCCCAAAGGGATCACCGCACGTGTTCTCCACAACCGTCTGAACAGTGTGTTCCGTCGCTTCAAGCCCAAGGCCCCAGCTGGCTGCAAGTTTGTCAAGCGGACACTCGAAGATGGTCGTATCGGAATCACCTGCGAAGGCAAGTGAGCATTCCCATCCGGGAAGCAGTAAGGGGGTCGGGTTCATCCGGCTCGACCTCCTTTTTCAGAACCACAACTGCCTGTGTTGACCCGTGCAGGAGGAAGGAGTGGGTTACGGGTCCCCATTGGGAAGGTACGCTAAGTTGGCATGTGCGGCCCTCATCGGTGGTCAGCGTTGGATGAGCAACGTGTGACATGCAGGTTCGAGTCCTGTCCTTCCCTTTTGAACTACGCAATCGGCATAGATCCAGACGTGACCCGTCCCAGTGTCGCCTGCGTCGGAGAAGACCTCTCCGTAGTCGCGGTGGACTGCATCAAGGTCTCGATCCCCAAAGGCGTCGTGAAGCTCGACAGGCTCGCGTACACCTTCTCTGCAATCCTCGACTACCTCGACTCCGATCAAGGCCCTGCCCGGTGGGGTGTGTCGCCTGACTTCCTCGTCGTCGAAGGACAATCCATCTGGGGATCGAACGACGCCACTCCGCAGAGCATTCTCTCACTGGGCATTGTGGGGGGCATGTGCATGGGGGCGTTCTCAAGCAGTTTCCCTATGGCTCAGAGGTACTATCCTGCTCCTGACAGCTGGAAGGGAGGGGTAGTCAAGCACGTACACCAAGCACGTACATGCACCAAGCTGGGCTGGAAGTATGTCAAGAAGGGTAAGTCTGACAAGACAAAGTATTGCCAAGCCGTCAATCCTGTGATACGATACCCTCAGTCAACCTTCAACCCCGGAGACTGGAAACATGGAATGGACGCAGCTGGCCTCGCAATGTATGCCTTCGATCAACAAGCCAAAGACTCTCGCCGAGCACTTCGTACTGCTAAGGCGGCTGCTCTTTCTTAGTGCTCTCGTGACGATCATCGGATGCACTCAGACTCGCATGACTGTTACCAAGGAAGGCGAGCCGACCAAGTACGTCACGATCGACTCCAACCTGCTCACAGGAACCACAGACATCGAGGTGTCTGACTCACGCCCATGAGATTCCATCACTGGCTCCAAGCCCCTCCCCGCCATCCCATCTGGTCGAACCCTCAGTACATGCCTGCGGTCCGCTTCGAGTTCAGCCGTCTGGACTTCCTGAACCCTCGCCAAGCTGCGGGCAAGACCGCAGAACTCATCGGCGATCTATCGGATCAGATGTCCGATTGGGATCGACGGCTCGAAGACTACATGCTCGTGCCCGAGGGTATCTGCAATGTCTACATGCCCATGACCAGAGATCCGGTCGACGACTCCGTCCTGTTCTGCGAGTCAGGAGTCAAGCGGTGGCGAGGCTGGAGCAAGATGTACTTCTACGAGTTGGCGAGTATCCTCGACAGCTTGGGCCTTGCGTTTCCCTCAATGCTGTACTGCGATGTAGTAGGTCCTGATCTAACCAAGGACGAAGGCAGGTGGTGGTCGAAGGAGTACAACGACGAGCGATCCTTCCGGGTCAAGTTTACGAATGAAGATCAGACGCTGAGGCTCTGGTTGAATCACCTGCAGACGATAGAGAAGCGATCTACGGTTGGACTAGATCCGGATGTAGGGTATTGGCATCTCAACAACTCGTGGTTCCGTTCGATGATCGAGCGAGCAGGAGCTGCGGGGCTTGACTGGAACATGGAGCGTGCGGTGTACAGCATTGCACGCAGGCACTTCGACAACATCGTCTGCGTGACCCGAGGGATGAACTCCGGGTACTGGAGACGAACGCACACAGACATGCTCTCAACAGTGTTGCTGCAGCACGCAGACACAAGTGCTCCTGATCTGTGCCCGGTGGATGAGTCGATGTGCAGCCGATCATTCCCCGCTGATTGGTTTATGAAGCTGAGCCTTACTTCTTCGATCTCTGCGATCGCGGACATCGAGAACATCTCAGCGTCGATCGCAGCTCGAACGCTTCACGACTGCCCTCACAGGAATCCAATACCTCTGATCGACCTCCCCGGCAACATGACCAAGACACGGCTTCATGGAGGGCGTCAGATATACAAGACCCGCACGAAGTACATGAATCGGCTGATGGGCATCGTCCGCGAGAACGACTGCACCGATGCAGTGCTGTGGACGGATCAGGAGAGACTGCATGTGTCTGAGTGGGATCAGATGCACCGATCGCTAGGAGACTCTGAGGTCGAGGCTCACTGACGCACGAGCGTTCAGGTTCTCTGCTCCGATGAGGTCCTTCATCAGCTTCCTGAACTCCCTCTGGACGATCTCCCCGGCTTGAGCCCTGAATCCAGTCATGCCTCCCGTGTTCGAGAAGAACGGCGTAGGACGGACTCCAGCGACGCGAGAGCGAACGATGATGTGTCCTTGCTTGCGAGCCTCCCGGAACTGATCCTTGGTCAAGCTCCTCTTGTTGCGATACCTGTTGGGAGTCCTGCCTGCATTGAGTCGAGGATCGAGCTTGGGATTCTTGAACCAGATCATGTTCTTGCCGACGATCGGTCCTCGCCCATCGTGGTAGTAGAGAGCCCAGTACGGGTCCACGTAGAGGTATCCCTTGGTGGAACTCTGAACGACCGCCTTCATGTCGTCGGCGACCTGTCGAGAGACGTGGGCACCTCCTCGACGCAGGATGTACCTGCGGGATCGCTTGCGTCCTGCGTTCAGCAGCTCACGCATCAACCTGTCTTGGAATCGCTCAATCTCTGACGCCAAGGACTACCTTCTTTCCGTTGCACTCAGGGCACGGAATCGGATGACCAGTGCTCGGCTGCAGAGCAGGCACTCCGTTGAGTCCCATCGTGCGAACAGCTGTCGTCGCAGGACACGGAACGTGTCCCTTGCCGTCACACTCGGGGCAAGTCATCAGATTTGATTCAGTAGCCAGCTTGAGCATTAGTCTTTCATTCCTTCGTCGAGATCTCTGCCCTCTGCGTTCGCTTCGGGAAGGGGCTGGTGCATACGTCCGATCTTGTCCATCTTGTCGGGATCTAGGTCGTCCGTGACGGTCTTGTATGTGAAGTCTTCTGGCTCAAGCCCGAGCCCTGCGTCCTTGGTGCCCAGCGTTCTCGCCAGAGTAGACTGAAACAGTCTCTGCATCTGTCCGATCACGAGCGACTGGAACGCGATGAGGGCTTGGCTCAGCTCGTTCGTTGCTCCGAGCTTGCCGGGGATCTGAATGCCCGCGAGTAGAGGAGGAGTCTTGTGGGCTGTCACGACAGACAACGCGATGGTTTCTTTGAGCGACTTGAAGTCCTCCTCCTTACCTCCCTCGACAGCGAGCTTGAACAGCTGGATAGTGATGTCCTTCTGAGGAATGTTGACCGCCAAGCTCTTGTGCGAGTTGCCGTGACCGATGTTCGCTTTGATTGCATCGGTGATGGTCGTCCACTCTTTCTTGCCCAGCTTGCCTCCGGTGATAAACAACATGAACTCGGGAACGCCCCTGTTGTTGAAGAAGTCGAACTTGAACTGGTGAAGCATCTGACACAGCTCGATCATGGGCACCGCACTGATCCAGTCAGGAGAGCCGTACCACTTCGATCGAGATGAAGGGCGACGGAAGTGAATCACCTCGGAGATCTCGTCGGGGTTCTCTGTCTTCAACTCGATCATGGAAGAATCCTTCGCTCTGCGAATGAAGTCCTCCTTGTCACCGAACGCTGCGAACACTCGGTCTCCCGTAGTGCCCTCGCCTTGGATCACGTAATGGAACTTGTGGTTGTTGCTCTCTACCCGGATGTGAGTGTCAACGGACGGCAGGAAGTGGAGGCCCTTGATCTCTTTCCCCTTGCGTACCACCTCGACATATCCGTTGCCTGTCTCCCAGAAGTCTTCGCACGCATCCATCTGCACATCGTTCCATGAGATTGCACAAAGAGGATCGAGAGCATCGTCGGCTTTCGATGGCTGGTAGATGGGCATTGACGGAGGGGCTTCCGGCTGTGCGGGTGCTGCACCTTCTGCTGTGGGAGCAGGCTGGACTGCAGGAATAGGATTCTGCTTGCGTTCCTTCTCTGCTTCGTTGAGGTATCCCAGCCCGACTGTCGCCGAAGTCTTTGCGTGTATGCACGTCGAGTGGTGTTCGTTGTAGTCCTTGAGGAGCTTGAGTGCAGGGAAGTTGAAGGGATGAGTCTTCAACCCGATGTTCACTCCCTGAGCAGACTCTCCTCCAGCGGGCACCATCTCTTTCTGGAGAAGTGCCATCATCGAATCCCCTTGAGGATTGTGCATCAGCTCCCCGTACAGGTTGGTACGGTCGTGCTTGACTACCAAAGTCATCGACTGAGAGTCGTGATCTTCGAGGATTTCAACGTTGGACTTATCCAGATCGGCAAGCATTGACGGCAGGTTTTCGATTGATTCTTCTGACATTTTGGTATTTCTCCGCTTTGTTTGGATAGATACACCCTTGGGTGAGTTGACCGACTTGCGAATCGTCTGTTCATAGTATACCGTATTTTCATGGATCTACCTACCCGCCATCTCGACGAATCCACAGAAGCGTACGCACAGCGTCTCCTGCGGCATAAAGGTGCCCGGAAGATGTGGCCCTCAGCCGAAGATCGCTTGAGAGGATGCTACGCATACCTCCGCAAGACTACCGGCTCAGCTGTCGTCAAGGCCTCTGCCACAGAGAACAACTCCAGTAAGCGTCGAATCAAGAAGGCCCGCATCGACTTCATCTCTCTCGTGCCCAGAGGAGCGAACCAGCTTCCGGTCTTGTACAAGAGCGACGAATCTCGCATCGCCATCCAGACTCTTTTCAAGGGGGACATTGATCACGGGGAAGTAACCGCGATCGTGTACGCTCCAGAGAAGCGGGACTCCCAAGGGGACATCGCCTCGGCAGACGTCATCAAAGAGATGGCTGCAGACTTCCTCCGTCGAGGCGGGGAGATCGACATCCGGCACAATGGCAAAGCACTCAGCAAAGAGGACGTGTACATCGCCGAGTCATTCATCGTGCAGAAAGGCGACGCACGCTTTGCAGACATGAAGGACTACAGCGGGGACCCTGTCGGAGACATGACAGGATCATGGGCAGTCGTCCTCAAGATCGAGAACGAGCAGCTTCGAGACCTCTACCGTGAAGGCAAGTGGGAAGGCGTCTCGATGGCAGGGCCTGCCGAGGTGGACTTCACCGAGAAGGAAGACACAACGCAAGACATCCTGAGCCTTGACTTGTCTAAGGCGAATGGAACAAAGAACCAACGACTGCTGCAAAGCATCGCATCCCATCTGGGCTTGTCAAACCCGACAGCGTACCAGAGCATTACACTCTCAGGAGAAATAGACATGACACCAGAACAGCTGGCAAAGGCTATCACGGATGGAAACGCCCCACTGTTGGAGGGCATCCAGAAGTCGAACACCGAACTGCTCACCAAGGCAGGACTCATCAAAGAAGACGGCACGCCCGTCGAGCAGAAGCCTGCAGCTGCAGCCCCTGCTGTCGAGGAAACCACTGTCGAGAAGGCAGAGCTTCCTGCGTTCACTGGCGACATCACCGATGAAGCTGCTGTCCGCAAGTACGAGTATGACTGCAAGAAGTCCGAACTTGAGTCGGGCATCGACCGCACGAAGGTCGAGTCCATCAAGAAGGGTGCCGAAGCACTCGTCGCTCTCAACAAAGAGTACGAGGACATCCTCACCACTACTGAGGAGACCACTGAGGTTCGGAAGCAGGAAGCAGCTGCATCGAACGCTCCTCAGTTCGACGGCAACTCGACGCAGCTCACCAAGCAGGAACAGAAATGTACTGACATCGGATTGGCAATGGCTGGTGAAGTCAATACCAACCGAGGATTCGGGACCTGATCTCCTGCCAGTAGCAGGAACGTAACCACACTCTGTCCATAGGAGATTCCAAATGGCAACGCAGAAGACAGAACTTTTCGAGAGCCGATCAGGTCTCAGCTCGCAGCTGCGAGTCGAAGCCCTCACGATCCAACCCCGCAAGTTTGCAACAGGCAGCGGGACTCTCGCCCAACTCACCCCTGTTGCATTCAACACCAGCACCTTGAAGTACGTGCCTTGGGACCAAGACGGCTCCAACGGTACGAACGTCATCGAAGGCTTCGTATGGCCCGACGCGATCGTTCTCGATGGCTCGGACGAAGTGCTCGGCAATGTCCTCCTTGGTGGCAAGCTCCACTTCGATGACCTGCCAGCAGCAACCGACGTGGACGCAAACGCGACCGCCGCAGGTTGGAACGCAGCCCTTCGTGCAGCAAAGACTTTCGGCCTGTATGTCGAAGGTGTACCAGCAGACGTCTAAGCGTCCGCATTCACTCTGACCCTGAACCCTCTCTCAAAGGAGCAAAGAAATGACCATTCCAGAGCTTGAGTGGCGGACCCTGACTACAGCCGTCAACTCAATCAAGTCACCCAAT